GATGGTAGTTGACCACGAAATAAATGCTATGTCTATGTTTATTCAACTAATTATGGAAATTGACCAACGTAAGTAATATGGAATTGAATAAAATCTATAACGAAAATTGTTTAGATACAATGGGACGTATGTCAGATGGATTTGTTGATTTGGTAATTACGTCCCCACCATATGATAACTTACGAGAATATAATGGTTATTCTTTTGATTTTGAAAAAATATCTAAAGAATTATATCGTATCATTAAAAACAATGGTGTATTGGTTTGGGTAGTTGGTGATGAAACAGCAAATGGTAGTGAATCTGGGACATCGTTTAAGCAGGTTTTATCTTTTAAAGAACTCGGTTTTAAACTACATGACACGATGATATATGAAAAAAATTCACCATCATATCCTGCCAGTAGAAAATCTAATAGATATACTCAAATATTTGAATATATGTTTGTTCTTAGTAAAGGAAAACCTTTAGCAAACTTGATTTGTGATAAACCAAATAAATGGTACGGTCATAAAGATTTTTCAGGTAAATTAAAAAATCCAGTTCCAGAGTTTTCTCCAAGAACAAACATTTGGAAATACACCACAAGTTTTAATGGAGTAAATCATCCAGCACCATTTCCCGAACAATTAGCCGAAGACCATATTTTAAGTTGGAGTAATCTCGGTGATATAGTTTATGACCCATTTATGGGAAGTGGAACAACTGCAAAAATGTCATTAATAAATAAGAGAAAATTTATAGGTAGTGAAATATCGAAAGACTATTGTGATATTGCAAGTGAAAGATTAACAAACATATGCGTTGTTGATTCAACAAATTTAAATAAATTTTTTAAATAATGGAGAAAAAAATGAGTAATGTATTTGATATTGGTGGCGGAGAACCACCCACACAAAAAGTTAGTGTCAATCTTAATGATGCTCAAGATTTAACTTGTCCTAATTGTAACAGCCATTTCTTTAACACAGTCTTTATGTTTAAAAAGATTTCATCACTTGTTTCACCAAACGGCAGAAAATCTCTGATTCCAATTGAAACATTTTCTTGTATTGAATGTGGAACTATTCCAAAAGAACTTTTACCGAAGGCTCCGCAAAATGGCTCGGAACTTGTTTGACCACATTAAAGGTGTTTCAAAAGATAAAATTAAATGGAACACTCTTTCCGATGAAGACAAAAAGACGTGGAATAATTTTATTATTTCACGCTGGTTTTCTATGGAAATGGAATTGGTGGAAATAATTAATGAGTTTCAGAAATATTCAAATGGAATTCTTGTATCTAAAGATTACTATAATCTTTTATTTGATGCCCTACCAAAGACATCTTTCTTTTTAAAGTACACGAAGAAGAAAACAAAAATAGAGATTGACCAAGAGTTTGTAGATATATTCCGCCAACATTTTCAACTTGGAAAGAAATTAATTTATGAGTATATTATAGACTTAGTTAAAATTAATCCAAATGAATTGGTTTCTATCTTAGAATCCTATGGGACAAAAAAAGAAGATATCGAGAAGTTTAAGAAACAAATAAAGACAATAAAGTGAGGAAAAATAAAATGGCAATAAAAGAGATTGATTTAAGTAAGAAGAAAGATGAGAATAATATCGTTGCTCAAATGGAAGAGAAGTTTCCAATTATGACTTCGGACTTCAAAAGAATTCAACGTGAGCAATATGAATTATTTTGCCGTAAGCAATCAAACTATGGACCAGATAATATATCATTAGGAACAACTCTTGAAAGAGAACAGGACAGAAAGTTATCCCTCCAAGGATTGTTCTTCAGACTTAATGATAAAATCAATCGGTATAAGCAAATGATTATGTTTGGTTCGGTAGATGCCGTGGGAGAATCATTAGAAGATACATTCAAGGATATTTCAGTTTACGGTATCATCGCCCAACTTGTACAGAATGGGAAGTGGGGTAAGTAATGTCTTCTGGAAAAATTTCTTTTTCACAATACCAAATGTGGAAAGGATGCCCTCATCGGTGGAAATTAAATTACATTGATAATATTGATGTTAGTTCCCCATCTCTTGCACTTGTATTCGGCTCTGCGATGCACGAAGTTCTTCAGATGTATATCGAGATGATGTATCACTCTACCCTTCAAGAGGCAAACGAACTTCCACTTGAAACACTTCTCCAAGAAAAGATGCAAGAGGTGTATAAGAAGTCATTGGAAGAAAATGGTGGTGAACACTTCTCTGATAAAGATGAAATGCAAGAATACCTTATGGATGGTATTGAAATTATCCGTTGGTTTAAATCAAAGAGAGATGAATTCTTTACAAAGGAAGATTGGGAACTTATTGGTATCGAATCACCAATCAACATTGTCCCAGTTGAAACTCACCCAACGGTTCGTCTTGTTGGATTCCTTGACCTTGTGATGCGAAATAAAAAGACAGGGCTAATTCACATCTACGATTTCAAAACGTCAACTAGTGGTTGGAACAAGTATATGAAGGCAGATAAGACAAAGGTCTCTCAACTTGTTCTTTATAAGACGTTCTACGCAAAACAATTCAATATTGACCCCGATGATATTGTTGTTGAGTATTTAATTCTCAAACGTAAGATTGATGAGAGTGCTCAATATGATGCGTCGCGAAACCGCGTTCAACGATTTGAACCTTCTCACGGTAAAGTACCACAGGGCAACATCCTCAAGGAAATCCAAAACTTTGTGGTAACAAACTTTGATGAAGAAGGAAACAAGAGAACAGATATTACACACCCAGCAACTGCCGGTGAAAAAGGTAAGAACTGTAAATGGTGTGAATTCAAAAATAGATATGATTTATGTCCAAAAAAAAATAGGGTAAAGTAATGAAGTACGCATACACATTTGATGATATTCAAATTGTTCCAAAGTATTCAGAGGTTGAAAGTCGTAGTCAATGTAATTTGAATACCGCATTTACCAGAAATTATAAGTTAGGTCTTCCACTCATCTCTTCACCAATGGACACAGTGACAGAAGATAAGATGGCTCTAACTATGGGTTCTCATGGTGGTGTTGGGATCATTCACAGATTTATGACGATTGAAAATCAAAAGAAACAAGTTTGGAATGTAAAACAAAAAGAGAATCTTGTTGCTGCTGCTATTGGTGCAACCGGTGATTATCAAGAACGTGCACAAGAACTTGTAAACTCTGGTGCCATTGTTCTTCTTATTGATGTTGCACATGGAAACACACATCAAGTGAAGAAAGCAATATCTTGGTGTAAATCAAATCTACCACACTATGTTGACATTATCGCTGGTAATGTTGCAACACATGAAGGTGCAAAAAATCTTGCAAAGTGGGGAGCTGATGCAATCCGTGTTGGTATCGGTAATGGTTCACTTTGTGAAACAAGAATCCGAACTGGCGTTGGTATTCCACAAGTAACTGCACTCATTGATTGTATTCGTGCAGTTGGTGAATCAGGTGAACCAATTCCTGTTATTGCAGACGGTGGTATTCGTATGACGGGTGATGTTGCAAAGGCACTTTCACTTGGTGCCGATACTGTAATGGTTGGTTCACTTCTTGCCGGAACTCGTGAAAGTCCTGGTGAAATTCAAAGAATGGGAATGTGGCCTAACGAACAATTATTCAAGAAGTATCGTGGTTCTGCATCTGCGGATGTAAAACAGGCACACGGTCTTGAAGAGAAGAATGTTGAGGGTAATTCCAAGTTGATTCCTTACAAGGGCAAGTCTGAAAGAATTATTAGTGACATCAATGATGGTGTTCGTTCTGCAATGTCTTATGTGAATGCAACAGATATGTCAGAATTCCATGCAAAATGTGAACACGTTTTGATTACACAAAATGGTTTGATTGAAGCAAAACCACACTTGTTATTGTAATCGTTTTTCAGTATATTGATATTTATTCAAAAGAAGTTTCGTAATTAAAGGTTTTGTATGGCAAAGAAAAAAATTCTCCTCCTATCGGATGACCTCCGACTTACATCAGGCATAGCAACAGTATCACGAGACATGGCAATTGGAACTTGTGATAAGTACGATTGGGTTCAAGTTGGTGCGGCCATCAACCACCCAGAAAAGGGAAAGGTACTTGACTTATCAGAAGACGCAAGAAAAGTTACTGGTGTAGAAGATGCTTCAATTAAAATTTATTGCAATGATGGATATGGCGACCCTCTCTTGCTAAAGAAATTAATTGATTTAGAAAAACCAGATGCCATCCTCCATTTTACAGACCCCAGATTCTGGGGATGGTTGTATAATATGGAACATGAAATTCGTAGAAAGATTCCTCTTATGTATTTAAACATTTGGGATGATATTCCAGACCCTATGTGGAATAAGGAAGCGTATGCCAGTTGTGATTTGCTCATGGCAATTTCTAAGCAAACCTACGGTATCAATCATCGGGTACTCACGCGATTTGACCAAGAGACGCCGGACCATCGTATTACTTATGTTCCTCACGGGATTGACAGTGAAACTTTTTATCCTATAAGAGAAGGTGATAAGTATTGGGATAAATTGGTGGAAGAATCTAATAGTATAAAAAATGGAAATCAAAATAGATTCGTTGTTATGTGGAACAATCGAAATATCCACAGAAAGCATCCGGGTGACGTGGTTCTTGCATACAAACATATGTGTGAGTTGATTGAAAAGGATGGTGGTAATCCTTCTCAAGATTGCTTGCTTCTTATGCACACGATTCCAGTTGACCCGAATGGAACAGACTTAGTTGCCGTTGTTTCTGAACTTTCAAAGGGATATCCTGTGATGTTCAGTGATAAAGTTATTCCAGCAGAAGGTTTAAATTCTTTATACAATATTGCAGACGTTGTTGTTAATATGGCTTCAAATGAGGGATTTGGTTTGGCAACTGCAGAATCAATATCGGCTGGCACACCTATTGTTGTAAACGTCACTGGCGGTATGCAAGACCAATGTGGTTTTATCAATCCAAAGACAGGAAAGTATTTTACCCCAGATGATTATATCGAAGTTAAGACTCTTCACAGAAAAGAAGATTGGTCAACACTTCAACATGGTGAATGGGTAAAGCCAGTATGGCCATCAAATATTTCACTTCAAGGTTCTGTCCCAACTCCTTATATCTTCGATGACCGTGCAGACTTCCGTGAGATTGGACAGGCACTTTATGAATGGTACAAGACGCCAAAGGAAGAACGTGATACAGCCGGTATTAAGGGACGAGAATATATTATGAGCAAGGAGGTCGGTATGAGTAGAGAATCTATGTCTGAGAGATTAGTCCAAAGCATCGAAGGAGTCTTTGAAAACTTTACACCAAGAAATCGTTTTGAATTACAATCAGTTTGAGGGATAATATGAGTTATAAACCAGAATTAGTTTTTTGTGGGCCAGTAGAAACTCGCAGTGGATATGGTGAACACGCTAGAGATTTACTCCAATCTCTTTTTGAAATGGATAAGTTTAATATTAAAGTCATTTCAATAAATTGGGGAACAACTCCAATGAATGTCCTCGATATAGAAAATCCTTTCCATAAACAAATATTAGACGCAATTATTCCTGGTGTGGAAAGACAGCCAGATATTTGGGTACAATGTACAATACCAAATGAATTCCAACCCGTTGGTAAGTATAACATAGGGGTAACTGCTGGTATTGAAACTGACATTTGTTCTGGAGAATGGGTAGAGGGTTGTAATAGAATGAATCTTGTAATAGTTCCATCGAAACATTCAAAGAGTGTTTTTATGAATACAAAATACGAGAAGAGAGATAAAGTAAGTAACAGACCCGTCGGCACAGTAGAAGTAACTGTACCAATAGAAGTTTTACATGAAGGTGTTAGAACGGATATTTTTAATCCACAACTTCCACAAGAAACTACAATTAAAGAAAAATTGGATTCGATAAAAGAAGACTTTTGTTATTTGTTTGTAGGTCATTGGTTGAAGGGCGACTTCGGACAAGACAGAAAGGATGTGTCTGGTCTGGTCTATACGTTCATTGAAACATTCGGCGATACAGAAAATCAACCGGCACTTATTTTGAAATGTTCTAGTGGTGGGTTTTCAATCACAGATAAAACTACAACAATTGAAAAGATAGAGTCTGTAAGACGTGCTTCGTCTAAAAAGAATCAACCAAGTATCTATCTTCTTCATGGTGATTTAACCGATGAGGAAATGAACACTCTTTACAATCACGAAAAAGTAAAGGCAATGGTTTCATTCACAAAGGGCGAAGGATATGGAAGACCTATTGCAGAATTTATTACAAGTGGAAAGCCAGTGGCCGTATCTGGTTGGAGTGGTCAAACGGATTTTGTCAATCCAGCCTTTCATACATATTTGATTGGTCAGATGTCAAACGTACACAAGAGTGCTGTTTGGGAAGGTGTAATCAATGAAGAGTCTCATTGGTTTAATGTTGACTATCGTGCGGCCTCTGAGGCACTAAAACGAATTTATAAGAAGTATGGGAATTATTTAAACAATTCTAAAAAGTCTGCAAATGAAATTAAAACTAAGTGGTCATATGATTCTATGAAAATGAAGTTTGAATCTATGTTAGACTCTTATGTTCCCAAATTTGCAGAAAGAGTTCCTCTCAATTTACCAACCCTTTCTAAATTACCTACTTTGAAAAAGGTAGATTGAAATGATATCTTATACGATAACTGCTTGGAATGAAGACAGAGAGTTAGATAAACTTTTTAATATACTTAGAGTCCATATCAAAGACACGGATGAAATTATAGTACAACTTGATTCAGACAGTGTAACGGATGAGGTTAGAAAAGTTTGTTCTATCTATCAAGAAAGAATACCGTATTTAAAAATAATAGAGTTTTCCTTAAATAAAAACTTTTCAGATTTTAAAAACAACTTAAAAAATCACTGTACAAAAGAATGGATATTTAATATCGACGCGGATGAAATTCCGTCATCAACGTTAATGCATATTATACATTCTATTTTAGAATCGAATTCTCATTTAGATGTTTTGATTGTACCGAGATGGAATGTTGTTGATGGTATAACTCAATCTCATATTAACAAATGGAATTGGAGATTAGATGATTCTCAAAGAATAAATTGGCCAGATTGGCAAATGAGAATCTATCGGAATAAAGAAGAAATAAAATGGAAGAATAAAGTTCATGAAGTTCTGGATGGATATGATAAATATTCTTTCCTTCCAGAAGATAAAGATTTTTGTCTCTTTCATATGAAAACTATTGAACGTCAAGAAAATCAAAATAATTTCTACGCTAAAATACAATGATTGAAACTATAGATTATAAAGGAAATACCTATCCTGCATTCCAGACAAAAGGAAATGCTGCACAGTTTGCAATTCCATATGCCAAACAAATTTGTGATGGCGTTGGAGTAGACGTCGGATGTAATAGAGTAGAATGGGCATTCCCAGGTGCCCATCCAGTTGACCCGATTATAAATGAATACTCTGCAAATAACTTTCCTTATGAAAATTTAGATTACATATTTTCTTCACATTGTTTAGAACATTTAAATGACTGGGTAGATGTCTTAGATTATTGGACTTCGAAATTGAAAGCCGGTGGTGTTATGTTTTTATATTTACCAGACTACTCACAAGTTTATTGGAGACCTTGGAATAATAGAAAACATTTAAATATATTTACCCCACAGATACTTAAAGATTATATGATTGACCGTGGTTATAGAAATGTATTTCATTCTGGAATTGATTTGTATAATGCTTTTATGATTTGCGGTGAGAGAAATGTCTAATATTATCATAACAGGTGCAACGGGATTCTTGGGTAAAAATTTATTTGAGAGATTATCTGGTGATAATAATATTTGGACTATTGGTAGAGGTGATAAAATAGTTAAAGAAGAAATAGAAAAGTTTAGTCCAGATTACATTTATCATTTTGCAGCGGAGATATATGATGATTCTAAAATGATAGAATCAAATATACTTCTTACTTATAATCTTTTAGAGGCAACAAAAGATATAGACTTCAAATCTTTTATAAATGTTGGTTCATCTTCCGAATATGGATTGAAGACTAGTCCGATGAAAGAGACTGATATACTTGTTCCTCGTACAATGTATGAATCAACTAAAGCATCTTCAACCCTGATATGCCAATCGTATGCAACAATCTATGATAAACCTATTGCAACAGTTAGACCTTTCTCTGTTTATGGTAGGCACGAACCTTCTCGAAGATTTATACCCACCATCGCAGAAAAGTTTCACACAAAAGGATGTGTCTTTATATCTGAGGGTGTTCATGATTTTGTATACATAGATGATTTTATTGACGGTGTATTGCAAGTATCAACATCAGATAAAGAAAAAATAAAAGGAGACATAATAAACCTAGGTTCAGGAATTCAATATTCTAATTTTGAAGTTTATGATAATTTTCGTATATTATTTGGGTACGATATAAATGTTACTAAACTTACAAGTAAACTTAGAACGTATGATAGTCAAACATGGGTAGCCGATATATCTTATGCGAAAAAGAAATATGGATATTCACCTAAATATAATTTTCTAGAAGGACTGAAAGAGTATTGTAATGAGAGATTCGGTAATCTATAAATTGGCACATCGTCTGGTTGAGATAAGTGTTAAACATAAGTTGGGACATCTTGGTAGTTGTCTGACAACGCTTCCAATAATTTATGAAATATATTCTAAAAAAAGACAACAAGATAAATTCGTTTTGTCTAATGGCCATGCTGGTTTGGCTTTGTATGTTGTACTTGAACATTTCTATGGAGTTGATGCCGAACATCTTTTAGAAAATCACGGCATACACCCAGACCGAGACTTAGATAATTTTATAGATGTTGCAACTGGTAGTCTTGGTCTTGGGTTGACTGTTGCTACTGGCTTGGCTCTTGGTGGTAATACACGAGATGTTTATTGTATAATTTCAGATGGAGAATGTGCGGAAGGCTCAATATGGGAATCACTGAGATTCATTAGTGATTTCCCAGTCCAAAATATCCATGTACATTGTAATGTAAATGGGTGGTCTGCATATCAATCTGTTGACATACAAAAAATTGAGAATAGATTGAAATCATTTTTAGATAGAATTATAATTCACAAAACAGACTTGAATGAGTTTATCGAATGGAAAACTCCACTATCTGCACACTACACTACGGCAACAAATGAAATATTAAATATGATAAAGGAGAAGTTATGAGTAGAATCATTCGTTTAATAAACGATGAAAATTATGAAATACAATTTACAGACGAAAGTATTGAAAATCATTTCAATGAGCCGAAAAATTGTACAAAAGAAATCTTAATTCAAACAAATGACGTAAAGATTTACGATGATGTTATTGAGAAAGATGACAAGATTATTTTAGACCTTGGTGCGAATATTGGTTTGTTTGCCATCCATGCCGCCCCATACGCCGATAAAATTTATTGCTTAGAACCAACCCCATCTCATTTCCAGATTCTTACGAAATTGACTTCTGGATTTGACAATATAGAAAGAATTGAAGGCGCACTTGCAGACGAAACTGGAACGATTGAGTTTTTTGAATTCTCCGGTAATTCAACTATGAATACACTATTTAGAAGAGAGGCCGAATCAAATCCAATAACTGTTAATTCAATTACACTTCC